ATATTGATAAATAATTGAAATGATGGAGTAATTATGAATCCAACTGAAGCGACAAATTTGATCCAAGTAATGAACAATAGAATTAATCAATTGACACAACAAAATTTATTACTTGAAGCAAAAGTTTTAGAATTGACTTCTAATCTAGAAAAGGAAGACGATTTTGAAAATGAGAAACCATTAGAAAAAACACGTAATGGCAAAACCAGCAACAAGAGCACAACTTAAAGAATATTGTTTAAGAAAACTTGGTAAACCTGTCATCGAGATAAATGTTGATGACGACCAAGTAGAAGATCTTATTGACGATACCATCCAGCTTTTTAATGAGCGGGTATATGATGGTATTGAAAGAACATACTTAAAATATAAATTTACTGCGGATGATCTTGCTAATGGTAGATCGAGAAATCTTACCACAACTAAGACAGATACAAATTTAGGTGCTAATCCAGCTAGTAGGACTTTAAGTTTTGAAGAAGGAAGGGGATATTTAACCGTACCAGATCATATTATTGGTATAGTAGGTGTTGCACCTATTGCTAATACATATGTTAATAGTATGTTTGGATTTAGACATCAGTTCTTTTTGAACGATTTCTATAATTTCTATGCGTATGACATTTTGAATTTAGAAATGACTATGCAATATATATCGACACTAGAATTTTTAATAGAAGGTAATAAGCCTTTAAGATATAATAAAGTACAGAATAGGTTATATTTAGATTTAGATTGGAACAGAGTTGCAGATAATGACTATGTTCTTATTGATTGTTATAGAGCATTAGATCCAAATACATACACTAAAATATATAATGAGTTATTTGTTAAAAAATATTTGACTGCATTGGTAAAGAGACAGTGGGGTCAAAATTTAATTAAATTCACTGGTATTAAGATGCCTGGTGGAGTAGAGTTTAATGGAAGACAATTATATGACGATGCACAAGGAGAAATAGAAAAGATTGAAGGCGAAATGCTGTCTAAGTATGAGACCGCTCCACTTGATTTTGTAGGATGATATGGCAAAAAACGTATACTTTTCTGGTGGTACTACTACAGAACAAACATTATATGAAGACTTAATTATAGAGTCTTTAAAAATTTATGGTCATGATGTTTATTATCTTCCTAGAGAGATAGTAAAAGAAGATGATTTGTTTGGAGAAGATGTTCTTTCCAAATTTGATGAGAACTATATGATAGAGATGTATGTCTCTAATTATGACGGGTTTGAAGGTGATGGAACCCTGATGACTAAGTTTGGTGTAAGAATTACTGATGAAGCAACATTTGTTATTGCTAAGAGAAGATGGGAAGATTTAATAGCAGCGTCAAATAATTTAGTATCTTCATTTAGACCAAATGAAGGAGATGTAATATATTTCCCATTGACAGGACAATTATTCCAGATTAAGTTTATAGAACATGAAAAACCATTCAGAATGTTGAATGATATTCAAACATATAATCTAGTCACTGAAGTTATGGAATACAGTGGTGAGAGACTTGAGACTGGTGTTGAAGAGATTGATGATATTACTAGAGACATTGGTTACAGTCTAACACTTAAGTTAACTGATGGACTTAAGGATATTCTTGTTACTTCTAATGGTACAGGATATACTGCTGGATCTGCCGTTACATTTAGTGGTGGTGGAGGATCTAATGCTACTGCAGCTGCAACTATAAGTAATAGTGGAGTTGCTGGTGTCAAAATATCAGAGCCAGGTGTAGGTTATACATCTGCACCAGCTGTTGCAATTTCTGGTGGTACTGGTGCTATAGCAACAGCACGTATTGGTGCTCGTGGTAATTTCTTAACTGGTGAAATAGTTAACTCACAACTTAATACAGCTCAGGGTACTTCTGTTAAGAGTGGAAGTGGTATTGCATCTATTACAGTTAATAGAGGTGGTAGTGGATATACATCTGCTCCAGCTATTACCATTGGTAACCAATGGTTGAGTGGAACTACGTATTCTACAGGTGATCAAGTATTTAACCTTACTAGGATCTATACTGCTGCTGGTAACGGTGTATCTGGTGCTGTTGCACCTACACATACATCTGGAAGTGTATCTGATGGTGGAATAAATTGGACTGTTGCTGGAACTAAAGCAACTGCTACGGCTGTATTAACTGATGGTATAGTTACTAGTGTAGCTATGACAGAAACAGGAACTGGATATACATCTGCTCATAGAGTAACATTTGCTGCATCTCCTACAGAAACTGGAATTGGTAAAGTTACTAGATATGATGTTACTAACAAGGAATTAGAACTTATTAATGTTACTGGTTCATTTACTGATAATGATACTGTAGTGGGTCAAACAAGTGGAGCTGAGTGGACTATAAATACGTTTAGTACAATAGAAAACGAAAACGATCCAATTGCTGACAATACCTTCTTTGAAACTGAAGGTGATTCTATTATTGATTGGACTGAGGGTAACCCCTTTGGTGAGTTTGGAAACGATTCTGACGGAGTATTTTAATGTTAGGTACACACTTTTATCACGAAATTATACGTAAAACCATTGTTGGATTTGGTACACTATTCAATAATATAGAATTGCGACGTACTGACAAATCTGGAAATGTTGTACAAACAGTTAAAGTACCTTTAGCGTATGGCCCTAGAGAGAAATTTCTTGCAAGATTAGAAACAGAACCAAGACTAGAAGGTAGAGCAGAGGTAGGAATTCAATTACCAAGAATTTCATTTGAAATGAAAGGTGTTTCATATGATTCTACTCGTAAGATGAGTCCTATCAATATTTGTACTAAAGAAAAGAGTGGAGATGTTAAAGGTGTATATAAACAATATGCTCCAGTACCATATAATGTAGATTTTGAATTGAATATTATTAGTAAAAATAATGATGAGTCTGTACAGATACTAGAACAAATACTTCCATATTTTCAACCAGCATTTAATATTTCCTTAAAGTTAGTAACTCAAACAGCTGAAACTAAGGATGTTCCTATAGTATTGCAGAATGTTGGTATAGATGATCAATATGAAGGAGATATGTCTACAAGAAGAGCATTAATACATACTCTTAATTTTGTAGCAAAAACTTATCTATACGGCCCAGTTAGTACATCTAAGATTATTAAGGAAGTTAATGTTGATATTGGTACAGCAATTAATCAGGCATCACGTTATGTAAGATATAGTGCAACACCAGCTGCTACACAAGATTATACTGCTGATGGATCTTCTATAACATTTGCAAATGTTAATGTTAATGCAAATACTATTACTTTAAATGGTCACGGATTTGTTACTGGTGACTTTGTTACGTATAGAGCAGATACTAATGGTACATCATTTGGTGGGTTGACTAATCTCGAAGAATATTATATCATTAAGATTAATGAGAATAGTTTCAGACTTGCAACAACTAAATATCATTCAACTATAAGTCGTGCTGTTGATATAACATCACAAGGTAGTGGTGGTGATCATAAGTTCTCTATTATTAATACATTAGATGATGCATTAGTAGAACCAGAAGATAACTTTGGATTTAATGAAACTTGGACTGATTTATGACCTTTGATAAACTAGATAAAACTTTTGATATAGATTCTGCTATTGATGAAGTAAAAGATACATCCACTGAAATTAAGAAACTCTCTGATAATAAAGATCTACAGAATGATTATGAGTATTCTCGTGGTCAGTTATATAATCTTGTAGAGAAGGGTCAGGAAGCAATTAATGGTATTCTTGATGTTGCACAGAATTCAGATCATCCTAGAGCGTATGAGGTTGCAGGCAACTTGATTAAGAACGTTGCTGATATAACAGATAAATTGGTTGATCTCCAAGGTAAGATGAAAGATATAAATCAAGAGACAACAAAGACTACGAATAATGTAACTAATGCTATGTTTGTAGGTAGTACTTCTGAACTACAGAAGATGCTTAAAGAGATGGGAAAAGATAAATAGTTAATACCTAAATCAACAACTTGCATCCTCTACACAGCAGGGAGGTTTAGGAGAAGCATTTTAAAACTTAAATGGATAAGATCCAATCAGAACTTAAAGAAGTTCAAAAGAAATTAGATGATATTGAAAAGAAACAAGAGATGATGAAAAAGTTATATGAGATGGAAAGAGATCAACAGATAAAAACAGGTAAGAGACCTGCAAAGTATGAAATGATGTAATCTAAATAGTTTTATAGTATGGTAATTAATTGTGGCTACTACTGATAGCATTTATCTTGGCAATCCCAATTTAAAGAAAGCTAATACACCAATGGAATTTACTCCTGATCAGATTCAGGAGTTTGTTAAGTGTAAAGGTGATCCTGTTTATTTTTGTAAGAATTATATAAAGATTGTTTCTCTTGATGAAGGTCTAGTACCTTTTAGCATGTATGATTTTCAAGAGGAGATGGTTAATAGATTTCATGAAAATAGATTTAATATTGCAAAACTCCCTCGTCAGACAGGTAAGTCAACAACCGTAGTATCATACCTCTTACATTATATTATTTTTAATGATAATGTTAATATTGGTATTCTAGCAAACAAAGCATCTACTTCTAGAGAATTACTATCTAGATTACAGTTGGCATATGAAAATTTGCCAAGATGGATGCAACATGGAATTTTAGCATGGAATAAAGGTAATGTCGAACTCGAAAATGGATCAAAGATACTGGCTGCTTCTACGTCTTCAAGTGCTGTCCGAGGCATGTCATTCAATATCATCTTCCTCGATGAATTTGCGTTCGTTCCGAACCATGTTGCAGAACAATTCTTTGCATCTGTTTATCCTACTATTACTTCTGGTAAGTCAACGAAAGTCATAATCATATCCACTCCTAATGGAATGAATATGTTTTATAAGTTGTGGCATGATGCTGAACGTAATAAGAATGAATATACAACAACAGAAGTTCATTGGTCGCAAGTGCCTGGCAGAGATGCTAATTGGAAAGCACAGACTATTGCCAACACATCAGAAAGGCAGTTTGTACAGGAATTTGAATGTGAGTTCTTAGGATCTGTTGATACTTTAATATCAGCATCTAAATTGAGAACAATGGTATATGAGGATCCTTTACATGCTAGTAAAGGATTACATACGTATGAAGAACCTATAAAGGATCATCAATATGTTATGACAGTTGATGTTTCTAGAGGAGTTAATAATGACTATTCAGCATTTGTTATTTTTGACATCACAGAGATTCCATATAAAATTGTTGGTAAGTATAAGAATAATAATATTAAACCTATAATATTCCCAAACATCATTAATGATGTAGCGAAAGCTTATAATGAAGCATATGTATTAATAGAAGTAAATGATATTGGTGGACAAGTTGCTGATATAATGCAATTTGATTTAGAGTATGAGAATATTTTAATGTGTGCTATGAGAGGTAGAGCAGGTCAAATAGTTGGTCAAGGTTTTTCTCATAAATCCCAATTGGGAATTAAAATGACATCTACAGTTAAAAAGACTGGATGTTCCAACTTAAAGGCATTAATTGAGGATGATAAGTTATTGATACAGGATTATGATATAATTGCAGAGCTAACCACATTTATTCAACGGAAACAATCATTTGAAGCACAGGAAGGTTGTAATGATGACCTTGCTATGTGTTTGGTAATATATGCATGGTTAGTTGTTCAACCATACTTTAAAGAATTAACTTCTGATGATATTAGAAAGAGACTATTTGAAGATCAAAGAGAAGCTATAGAAGAAGATATGGCTCCATTTGGTTTTGTTTTGGATGGTTTGGATGAAGAAATTGAGGTTGATAATAAAGGTGACGCATGGGCTAAGGTTGATGAATATGGTGATATGGCTTTCATGTGGGATTATAAGTGATGACACCAAAGGAAGATATTGAATTTATAGCTAATCTC